ACCCGTTCCAGTTCCAGTACCCGTTCCAGTACCCGTTCCAGTTCCAGTTCCAGTACCCGTTCCAGTACCCGTTCCAGTACCCGTTCCAGTACCCGTTCCAGACCCAGACCCAGAACCAGAACCAGAACCAGAACCAGAACCAGACCCAGAACCAGACCCAGAACCAGACCCAGAACCAGACCCAGACCCAGAACCAGTATCTACGCCTGTACCAGTATCAACGCCTGTACCAGTATCAACGCCTGTACCAGTATCAACCCCAGTACCAGTATCAACCCCAGTACCAGTATCAACCCCAGTACCAGTATCAACTCCAGTACCAGTATCAACCCCAGTACCAGTATCAACCCCAGTACCAGTATCAACCCCAGTGCCGGTATCAACCCCAGTGCCGGTATCTACGCCCGTACCAGTATCTACGCCTGTACCAGTATCAACCCCAGTGCCGGTATCTACGCCCGTACCAGTATCTACGCCCGTACCATTACCACCGTCGTCAATTTCAGGAACAAGGACAATAGAAGTATCTACACCACCAACGTTTACGTCAGTGCCAAAGGGGTAGTCAGGTTCAAGCCCACCCCTGCCTGTTCCAATGCCGGTATCTACGCCTGTACCAGTATCAGTATCAGTATCTACGCCTGTACCAGTATCAGTGTCGGTATCAATCCCAGTACCCGTATCCGTACCAGTAGGCACTCCAGCACCGATGAGCGGGTCAAACAGCTCTTCGTCACCTCGGCTATACTGCTCCCCGATAACGTAGATGTCGTTAGTAGGCAGGTAGTCGGGGTCTCTCCAGATTACTCCGGTCAAGATATGGCGGAACCGTCCATTGCCGTCGTAAATCCACGGATGTTCTCGGTCAAAAGCATCTAATACAGGTGCAGCAGCACCGGTTCCGGTTCCGGTATCAACGCCCGTACCTGTTCCAGTTCCAGTACCAACGCCCGTACCTGTTCCGGTTCCAGCCGTAGTAGGAGCACCGCCACCACCAGCCGTAGTAGGAGCACCGCCGCCAGTCGTAGTAGGAGCACCGCCGCCAGTCGTAGTAGGAGCACCGCCACCACCAGCCGTAGTAGGAACACCTTCACCATCTGTTATAGACGGCTCATCTCGCTCACTCGGCGCTCCACCAGAAGGCGTAGTAGCGGTCGTCGGCGTAGTGGTCGTCGAAGTAGTAGTCGTCGAAGTAGCAGAATCAGCACCGCCACCGATTCCGGGGGGTACCATAATTACGACCGGCTCAGTATCAGTTGCGCCGTACCCAGGGATGTTGGTTTCGTAGTAAGGGACTAAACCACCGCCCAGCTCGCTATCCCCACGGCCAATAACCATGTCGATAATTTCTTGCTGAGTGATGGTAGGCCCAGTAGGAGTGCCGGGCGGAAGGGCACCGCCCCCCGTAGTGCCGCTATCAATGATGTCTTCTACGTCAGGGTGCCAAGTATCCACACCGCTGCTGTCATCAGGGCCGCGATAAAATTCACCCCCCATGGGGTCGCCGTAGAGCGTTTCATCGGTCCGAGGACCAGTACCGCCAGTAGCACCGATATAGGTACCGTAACCACCAAAGGGATCGCCGCCCGTGGTGTACCCAGCGTTACGAATCGCGTCAACATAGGCGCCGTAGTCAGCGTTTAGCAAGTCTTCGTAATTTCTCTCAAATGGGTCTTGGTAACGCGACCCCGCCGCATTGGCAATAATGTCCCCCACAGTCATACCACCCCAGTCCCAGTCAAACTCCTGAGCACCGGTTACCGGGTTACGGCGGGCTGCGCCGGAGTCTACGACACGCTTGGCAGGGTCAATGCCCGCACCACGAAGGACCTCAAAAATCTGAGCGGCAAAGTCGGGGTTAGCCTGCATCAGCTCAGGGGGGATGATGGTATCGCCGGGGGCAACGTGGGCGAGGTTCCGGTCATCGCCACGGGAATACTGAGACAGGCGCGCAACGTCCCGTGCCATAGGGGCTCTGAGTCCGGCTATGCCTTGCCTGCGCTTATCCATGCTTGCCCCTACAAATTACTTACGAACGAGACGGCGACGATGGTCGAGGGAATACCGGGGTGAGGACTTGTTGCTGCCTCAGTATGCAAGCTCAATGCAGTGTCGCTTGTCGCCCAGTACATCTCAATATATTGGTCAGCCGTCAGGTCGATGGAAAAGTTCCAGTAGATGGCTTTGTCGCCGTTACCCTTGATCGTTTGCTTCTGCCCGCCGTAGGGCACGTCTGTGCCATTTTTGTTGATCCACGTCCAAATCGTAACATCTGACGAGTTCGTGTGTTGCGTCGTCAGAGTTACCTGAAAGTTGTATATACCAGCAGCAGATACGGTTATCCGGGTATTGTCTACGCCTTCGATGGACGTACCGTTGCCGATATAGGTGTTCTCAAACTCCACCGGGTAACCAGTATTAGTTGCAGCCGCTGTCTGAGCCGCCGTGCTGTAGAACAGCCCCCGAGGCATGTAGAGGACTTTGCCGCCGTCGTCCGTACCCAGTAACGTGTTAACCGTATTGGTTAGTCGATTAAAGAACAGCCGCAGCACGTTGCTGAACTGGTCAAAATAAGGCCGGTTGTAATCTTCCCCGGCGAACGGCAGCGCTGGTGGTTCGACCTTCTCGATCTCGTTAGCCATCAGCGCCGCCCATCAGGCCGCATGTCAATGCGTGGGGCCCCAAGCTGCCACTGAACACCGAGCGCATCCGACTCAATCTTCATGGACATCTGACGACCCCGTACCCTGATATTTAACTGGTTAGTGTAGACCTCGACGGGGACGGAAACAGTACGGGTGATTGCGCCGCTGTTGCTCCCGCCCTCAGACATCGGGTCGTTATAGCCGGAACCAGAACCAGCTAGGGGTTGCAGGGTTAGGGTGGCCTGCGGAGCGGTCGATGTCGATCCATCAAAAGTAATGTCCGGCAGTACGCGCCAAACGAACGCAAACTTGTGCCCATCGTCCAGATCAAACTGAGCAGAAGTGATATATGCGTTGATTGGTACGGGTGTGCCAGTCTCGTCATCGTCTACCCCCTCTTCATGGAAGACAAGATTGTTGGAGTACGTCGCTGCAATGGGATACTGCTGGGTCCCCGAGTCCATCCATGCAGTGCGGTCCAGCGTGCCGTAGTACCAGATGTCTTCGGCATAGTTATAGACCGCGTACTTATCTACCGTCGTCGAGCCTGCTGACGGATAGAACCACCAAATCTCGTGGAACTCCTCGACCGTACCGGCGAACACCTGCTGGTCCTGATCGAAGTTGAAGTCCGAGAAGACGTGCCGACGAATATCGCACCGGAGGGTCTGGGTACGACCGTCGTACTTGTAGAACTTGTCTCGGCCCATCCAGTAGGAGACACCGTTAGCGTAGGCCACAGCGTTCTGGCCCATGATGGAGATGTTTTCACCAACAACCTGCGCACCCCATACCGCCGGGGCACCGAGATACTGCAGGGAGTAGAGGGCCGCATCAGTCCAGATCAAGATTTCTTGCCGTGACGGGTTAGCCGTAACGATCTTGTTGCCCCGAGAGAGCCGCAGGCTCCCCGCTTGGTTAGTCGCTGCCGGGGTCCAGTTAGTGGCATCTTCTTGGTCAGACCAGCGGAACAACAGCGGGTCAAGGTCCGAGCTGCCGATGGGGTTGGTCCCGAAGCAAAAAACGAAGCGGTTTTCTGACACAAGGAGGAAGTTCTGGGTCACCGGCACGTCGGAGGCACCTGCCTCGTCAGACAGCAGGGTAGCGCGGGTAGACACTCCGCTAGAGGCGTCCCAGTAGTACACCGGACCTGTCGGGTAGCCAAAGAGCAGGTCCTCGCCGAAGTTAGCTTGGTGCCAGAGGCGGAGGTCCTCGTTAGAGGTAGTACCCACACTCCACGGGCCAAGGCTCCAACCACCCGCACCCCAGCCAGTCAGCGGCACCACGATCTCAGGGCCAATGGCGATCTGGTACGCAGCCGTAGACGTGTTGATGGTAGCCGTGATGTTGCTGCTCGTAGCCGTGGCCGGGGCCGACAGCTCAAAGGTCGTGCTGTTCGTAATGGAAGCTACCGTGGAACTGGCCGGGATACCGGCACCGCTGATCGTACAGCCAGCGATCAAGACCGACGTATCGTCCATGGTGGCCGTGGTACTACCACTTGTAATATCAACGGTGCTGTCCGTGAAGGACCCATCACCCGTATCAGAGCTATTTGCCGTAACAGCCGCAGCGCCACTATCAACTGCAGTCCCGGCGGTGCGAGCGGTGATCGTAAAAGTGTTACCTGTGGGAACAGTCAGGACCTCGTACTCTTGATTGAGCACGGCAGCGGTGATGTTACCGCCGAGACCGGAGCAGTTAGAGAAGGTAACGAAGTCGCCGACATCCGCACCGTGGGAGGCATGGGTAACGGTCAAGGTCGTGCTGCCGTCCACCGCAGCAAAGGTAACTTCTCCCGCAGCAGAGGTAGCACGGATCGGGGTAACGTCGTAGTAGGCGCCGCCCTGAGCGATATAGAACTTAATGTTGGTGCCGACTCCGATGAGGCTGATGTTGCTCAGGGTCACCCAGTTGTGCAGGGAGCGGCATACACCCAGATAGGTATAGGTAGAGAAACGGGACCACCCACCAATTTTCTCGGGCGTACCCTGCCGGAACCGCACCTTATCGCAGTCGTACCACCGCCCCTCGGCGGCGTAGCGCGTCATTTCACGGTTGATTCCGGGCTTCAGCAGTACCTTTTGTAGAGCCATAGCGGACCCATCACATCGACGCGCCGGACATCGGCACGGTGGTTACCTTGATCGCTACGCTCTGCTTGAGGACTAGGGCTTGGCCGCAGTCGGAGCAGGTGGATGCCGCGAGTTCAGCTTCATCTACGTCAAAACCGCAGTTTGAGCAGACAGCTTCGATCTCGTGGGCAGGCTCGATACTACCTGATCCTAACATCTTTGGCTCGAAAACTTTCTTCACACCGCCTCCCGCCAGTCCAAGCCCTGCCACAAAGCAGATTCGGCAGCGCGACGCTTTACAAGCCCCTCAAGAACTTTGCCGCCCGCTCGATTCCATCGCTGGATTTGCGTAGGCACGTCGCTAATAGGTCCATAATTAATGCGGTTAAGGAGAGTGCTTTCTTTAAGGTTGCCCGGGCCAAGGTTAAACACCCACGCCACGAGAGCATCGAACTCATTTTGCTTGAGAGCGACTTCCACCATGTCGTTAACATAACCTTCGAACTCCTCTAGGTCTTCGATCAAGTACGCTTCAGCAGCCTCTTGGTCGATCACGTCACCTTCTCGGACGCCGCCAGTATGCCCATAGCCAATAGTCCACACGTTAGCAGGACATAGGTATGCTTCCAGACGGCACCCTTCAAAATGCTTAATAAGTTCAACACCTTCCGTACCTGTCTTCATACGTTCCTTCATATCAGTCCTGCCGCTGGCTGCTGCCGAAGTAGAACGCAATGACCGTGCTAAACGAACCAGTAATCGAGCCAAGGATGAGGTTAATGATTGCATCGGAGTTTTGGTCAGGCGGCAAAACGGTCACAAGGACAATGTAGCCGGCGAACAAAAGGCAAAGGGTGATAGCAAGGAATCGGGCCGTCCAGTCCTTGGAAAAGTGCTTGCGGGCATCGGCAGTGTCGGCGGTCTGGAGCGCGTAGAGGTCTACGTCCAGCTCCTTCATGCGGGCCTCAAAGTCCAGCTCGGCTTTCTTGATCTCGGTGAGCTGCTCGGGAGTGGCCTTTGCTAGCGCTTTCTGCAAGCTCTGAGGGTCGTTGTCGCAACCAAGAACAGTTGCAATGGCTGAGGCTGCGGCACCGCCGAGGGGACCACCAAGCGCCGTTCCGAGAGTAGGTGCTACGGCACCGACGATGTTCTTGATCGCGTCAAAGCTCATGAGCGCTCCATCAGCCTATCAAGCTTGGCATCCAGAGCCTCAAGGCGGTCAATGATGCGGTTTATATCGGCATGGACTTCGACTTTGGTAACGTACTCTTTAGCGATTT